ACAAGGATGGGCGGACCGTCGACCTGGTGACGACCGGGTCCATGACCATCGGTGAAATCGTTGACGAGATCGTAAGCCGTCTGGAGGCGCAGAAATGAGTTATACAGACGTTTTAAACCTGGGTATGGGTATTTGTATAGGGTTGTGGTTCGGATTGATTGTCGGCGTCATTATGGGGGTCAGGCGCGATATATGGATGGATTAATCAACGACGAGAATAAAAAACTGTGCTGGGACGTCCTGGTTAAATATGGAGTTTTTCACCAGCGGAAGATGGTGGTCGAGGAGTGCAGCGAACTGATACAGGCCCTGTGCAAGCTGGACCGGGAAGATAACGCTGCACACTACGAAAACTATATCGAGGAGATGGCCGACGTGGTAGCAGTGCTGCAGCAGAACCTGCAGGCCGAGGGGATCGGCATGGACGAATTGAACCGGCGGATCAAGGCGAAATTGCTTAGAGCATTGGAGGATTAGCATGGCAGTAGCAGCGATGATGTTTTGCGCGATCTGGGGCATGGTCGTGGGTGCAGTGGTCGCATACTTGATTATGACGTGGTGACGCTATGGGAGTTTTAAGCAAGGAACAATTCAAATATATTGACCGGCTATTCTACGACGCGCCTGCGCTGCAGCAGGCTGTGGATGAACTGCGCATATTAAAAAAGGCAGACGCTGCTGACTCCGCCGATCCTACGGCCCGGGAAGCAGTGGCCGGCCTGGCGGAGGTGCCGGCTGCCATGACATACGACCGGCCGGAGGCGTGGCTGCGGGTCGTGTCCAGGACCTGGGAAAAATACCATGGCAGTCTGATCGGGGACGCGATGTGCCGCAGGTACAAGCTGCGGGAACACTGGCACGACACAGTATTCCGGTTAGCTATAGCGGAGGACACATATTTTAGGTGGCGACGGGAATTTATTTTATCCGCTGCGCTGTATGCTGCCCGGGAAGGATTGATATGAGAACGCGTCAACCATGCGGGTTTGGGCCACTCTTACGGGTGGTCCAAAAATTTTTTGGTCAGGGGGTTGACAATATAACGATATCGTGATACCATAAGGGTGACCCAAGGAAAACCGAAAACAAAAAAAGGAGGCAGACAAAATGACGTACAACGAATTAACAGCAAAGGCCACGGAACTGAAAGAGTTAAAGGTCCTGGCAGAGGAACTCAAGAACCAGATTGCAGCACTGGAAGATGAAGTCAAAGCAGAAATGACCGACCAAGGAACCGACACCCTGCTGGTAGGTCCGGTGAAAATCACCTGGAAAGCATACACCAGCAAGCGCTTCGACACCACCGGGTTTAAAAAGGATCACGCAGACATGTACGCAGAGTACACCAAACAGGTAGAAGCAAAGAGGTTCCTGGTAGCGTAAGAGTCGAAACCGGCGCAAGCCGGTCCACCGGAAACGGCCTACCGGTGCTGATGAGACAGGCCAGATAAGACAGGAGGACATCATGACAAAGAGACTGAAGCTGAAGATGCTGCACCGGGACCTGGTGACGCAGAGTAAATACCAGGAAGCGCGGAAGGTTCTGTGGTTACTGCAGGACGGACACATTACGCTGGGTTTAAGCGACGCAGACATGGAAGTCGAAGAGTTGACGAAAAGGTTAGGGTGCCGGCAGCACATTAACACAAGATGGTTCACCTGCACGGTATATGACAGATAAGGAGGCAAACACCATGTTAACCATTCCGAAATACGTAGAAAACATCCTGTCCCGGAGTCAGTGGAAGGCCCCGTACTACATGGCCGGCAAGTATCGCGAAGGGTTTTACACCTTTACGATCCTGAAAGAAACCGATTACGTGACAGCGCGCGTGTTCCAGCGTGAGGTAGAACGGTTCGTGGCCTGGGCCAACCGGGAAGCAAAGAAGGCCACCGGGATCCAGCAACCGGTAGCAACCATCATCAGCATTCCTGAAAAGACCCGGCACGCGGAACAGTATGCGGTAGTCAAGATCGTAGACCCGATCATGAAACAGATTGAGGACCACATTAAATAACCAGGGGCCGGGCAACCGGCCCTCCTAAAAAGGAGGCAAGGAAAATGACACAGAAATTGCGCGGAGCAGATTTTGTAACAAGGCTGGACCAGCAGACATACCGGCATATATGGTGCGAATTCGATGAGGCAAAGAAAAACGTAAACTTCCGGGACGGTGGAAAGCAAACGCGCAAGCTGAATTTTGAAGAGTCACCTCACTACGTAGGGTTTTACTACAAGGATGACTTCTACAAGATCACAAAGGAAGAATACGACAAAGCATAACAAACCGGGGCTGGCAAACCAGCCGGCCCTGTGCTATCATTATAGGAGGTACGACATGGGATACTACAACCTGCACATGGAAGGCGTAGTTGCCGGGGATCTGCCGGTGGCAGACCGGGACGCAGCAGTACGGACCCTGGTGGTAAACATCAGGAACAGCAGCTACATTCCGGAGGACGTGAAGCAGGACCTGGTTGACCAGGCGACCCGGCAGGGCTGGGCGGAATGGTACGGTGACCGGCCGGGAATGTATTTTCAGGGAGTTATTGAGGAGGCGTAATTATGTTTAACATCAGCGAGATTTGCGATCACTTTATCGGCAGCACCAGCGAATTTGAAACGAACACACACAACTACGGAACAGAACGTCAGTATATTGAATGGTTGATCAGCAGCGAACTGGGTGGCAGTTACACGGACGACGAGCTGCAGGAACTTTTTGAGCAGAAGTATTGCCAGGGATACAAACTGGATGAGTTTTGTAAGCAGTATGTTACGAAGTTTACCCGCGTGAACGTAAACGGCAACCAGGATTTAGTGGAAGTTATTGCCGCAAATAACGGAGACGTAGATAACTATGAAGGTGGCCGGTATATTCTCCTGGAACAGGCCATGCCAGGTAACGAACTCGACGCAGCCGGCAAGCAGATCGCGTGCTTTACTGCCCCGGCAATCCGGTTGGGCGACCCCATCAGCGAACTGGGAACTATGCCTCGGTACACTGTCGTTTGGGACGTTGTGGACGGATACCAAAACGACGACGAACTGGACCTGTCGGAGGCCTGTGACTGGGACAACCCGCGGGAGATATACTCTGCAGGCACTTTCGAAATGGAGGCGTAACCATGACCGTCTCAGAGGCGCAGAAACGCGCCACCACCAAGTGGGAGGCCAAGACCTACGACCGGATCCTGCTGCGAATGCCCAAAGGGAAGCGGGACCGGATCAAGGCCGCGGCGGACGCGGAGGGCAAAAGCGTGAACGGGTTTATCATGGACCTGATCGACCGGGCTATTCATTACGATAATACAAAGTAGCGACAATGTGATATAGTGATATTAACAAGGACTGACCAACTGGCCGGTCCTTTTTTATTTGGGCGCTGCAGCAGTCCCTCCTACCGGATCCGGACCATATACGCCTCCTGTCCGGCGCTGCAGCGCCCGCCAGGAAAGGCAGGTGAGGTCATGGCAAAGGGTAAGTACCAGGAATGGTTGACCAAAGAGGGACTGATCAGGCTGGTCGGATGGGCCAGGGATGGCCTCACAGACCAGCAGATCGCAGAAAATATGGGGATCACAGCAAAGACACTATACGATTGGAAGAACAAACATAGTGAGATTTGTAAGGCCTTAAAAGAAGGCAAGGACGTGCCGGACAGGAACGTGGAGAACGCGCTGTACAAGCGGGCGCGCGGATACGACGCGGAGGAGGTCATTGAAGAACGCGACCCGGACACCGGGCAGATGGTGGTCACAAGGCGCGTTGTGAAACATATCCCGCCCGATCCCACGTCAATGATTTTTTATCTGAAGAACCGTAAGCCGGACGAGTGGCGCGACAAGCGGCAGACGGAACTGACCGGCGCGGAAGGCGGGCCTCTGAACGTGCGCTGGATGGCAGCCCCGGATGAGGTGAAGAAATGACCGAGGTAGTCATACCCTATTATCCCCGGCCGATCTGGCGCGACGAGATCCACCCGGCGCTGGAACAGAAAAAGCGCGCTGTACTGGTATGCCACCGCAGGTTTGGGAAGACGATCGGGTGCATAAATGAACTGATACGGAAGGCCCTGCAGAACACAAAGCTAATGCCGAAATACGCATACGTCGCACCGTACCGGAACCAGGCAAAGAAGATCGCCTGGGAGTGGTTGAAATTCTACACCGGCCCGTTACCCGGCAGGAAAATAAACGAGTCTGAGTTGTATGTGGAACTGCCCACACAGCACCCGGGCAGCCCCGGCGCCAGGATCCAGATCGTGGGCGCTGACTACCCGGATAACCTGCGCGGCGACTACCTGGACGGAGTGGTCCTGGATGAATTCGCACAGATCAAGAAGGAACTGTACGGTGAGATCGTGGTACCCATGCTGGCGGACCGGGACGGGTTCAGCTATATCGTGGGCACGCCCAAAGGTCAGAACCAATTCTATGAGAAATACCTGCAGGCCCGAAAGGACCCGGATAACTGGTACTGCTGTTTATACCGCGCCGATGAGACCGGCGTGCTGACTCCCGAGAAAATCGAGGAGATGAAAAAAGAGATGACGCCGGACCAGATCCGGCAGGAACTGCTGTGTGACTTCTCTGCGTCGGCCTCTAACGTGGTCATACCGATCGACCTGGTCACCGCAGCGTCAGAACGCAAGATCACACAGGACGCGGTGAGAGGCCTGCCGGCGATCATGGCAGTCGACGTGGCCCGGTTCGGTGACGATAGCAGCGTCATATCCTACCGGCAGGGCTTGTGGCTGGACAATCAGACGCGGGTCCAGGGGCTGAACACCATGGAACTGGCCAGCCTGGTCGCCAACGAGTACTGGCGCAGAAAACCGGACATGCTTGTCATAGACGGTGGCGCGATGGGACCGGGCGTCATAGACCGGCTCCGGCAGATGGGCGTGCCTACGTCGGAAGTCAATTTCCAACAGCGGGCGCTGGATCCCGGACGCTATGCCAATATCCGGGCGGAGATGTACTTCAAGATGCTGGAGTGGTTACAGCAAGGCGGGTGCCTGCCTAACGATACGGACCTTAAGACTGAATTAACCGTGACAGAATACCGGTTCACGTCGAACGGAAAGATCATACTCCAGCCGAAAGACGAGATCAAGGAACTGACCGGAAGATCGCCGGACGCAGCGGACAGTGCTGCGCTGACGTTCGCGGTACCGGTTCAGAAAAATATAACGGGCCACAAGACAGTGGTCCGCGCCAACACTGATTACAAGATGTTTTAACGAGGTGAATTAACATGTGTGGAAACCCTTTTAAGTCCCCTAAAACGCAGACCGTGGAAGTAGAAAAAGTCGCTGACCCGGCGCCGCAGGCTATTACGCCGACGGACACCGGAGCGGCAGAGGACCGTGTTGCTGCGGAAGGACAGAAGCAGCGTAAAAAGCGCGGATACGCAGCGACCCGTGTGGCAGAAGATCGTGGCGTCCTGACCGACGCTGCACAAGCCGGGACCCGGCAGACGTTAGGGTGATATATGGATACGTTGCTGGCCCAGCCGGCGGGCGCAATGAGGCCGGCAGATGTAAAGATACCAAAAGATTATTGGCCCGAAAAGCGCAAGGTATTGCAGCGGGTCGAACAACTGAAGGAGGAACGACTCCGCTGGGAGGACCAGTGGATCGATATCCGGGACTATCAGATACCGTTCATTGGGGACTTCAAGCGCACCGGTGACGACAGTTACCCCGGACGCAGACGGGACCTGCACATAGCGCAGGGTGTGGCCTGGGCGTCGGCGCAGATATTCGCAGCCGGCATTATGTCAGGCCTCACGCCTCCGTCCCGCCAGTGGTTCAAGTTTGAGTTTTCCAACAGTGAACTGAACGAGAACGTGCAGGCCGGCCAGGTCCTGGACGAGCGGCAGGAGATCATGCAGAGTATCCTGTCGCAGAGTAATTTTTACAACGCGATCCACAGTTCATATTTTGAACTCCCATTCGGCCAGGCGCCTCTTGCTGTGTTCCCGGACACTAAAAAAGGCGTCAGGTTCCAGGCCCAGTCTATCGGCACATATTACATTGACGTGGGCGGCGACGGAACAGTAAACACGTTCTGCCGGCGCTACCCGATGAAGCTGCACCAGGTGATCGACACGTTTGGAATGGACGCGCTGCCATACACGGAACGCGCCCGCCTGCAGCACGGTGCTGTGCCGGACAACAATACCAGGTACGTGTACTGGTTAGTGCAACCCAACACCAAGGCTGTACCGGGCAGGATCGGACGCCTGAACATGCCATACATCAGCATGTACTGGATGGATGGCAGCAGCGATAACGAGTGGTTGTACGTGGGCGGGTTCGACGAGTTCCCGGTCCCCACCGGCAGGTACCTGGTCAACGCGAACAACCCCTACGGATACGGTCCCGGCTGGTACGCCATGGGCGACGCGAAAATGTTGCAGGTTATGAAACGCGACTACCTGACTGCAGTGGAACTGACCGTGAAACCTCCGCTGACAGCTACCGCGGACGTGATGGCCGAAGGTATCAATCTGATACCGGGCGGCGTCACCAAAGTCCCCGGACCCAACAGTGCAGTGCAGCAGCTATTCCAGGTTGGGCTGGACATGCCGCACCTGGCGGAGGAGATCATCCGCACAGAGGATGCGATCAAGCGGGCTTACAGCGCTGACCTGTTCCTGATGCTGGACAGTATCACCACCGGTCAGATGACAGCACGCGAGATTGTGGAACGGCAGCAGGAAAAACTGCAGCAGTTAGGTCCCGTGGTCGAACGTCTACAAGAGGAGTACCTGACCCCGATCCTGGAACGCGTGTACAACATTTTGGACAGGGCCGGCGTATTCCCGCCCATGGACCCGCAGGTGGCCCAGCTTGTGGCGGAAGAGGACGTCAAGATCGTCTACATATCCCCGTTGGCCCAGGCGCAAAAAATGTCCGGGCTGGTCAACATCGAGCAGGCGATCAGCTTTGTCGCGCAGATGGCGCAGATATGGCCGGATGCTATCAAGGCGATCGACCCGCTTAACACGGTGGCGCGTTACATGGATATGCTGGGCGCCCCGGCGAAGATGCGCAGGCCGGAGGAACAGGTGCAGCAGATGATCCAGGCGGAACAGCAGGCCATGGCCCAGGCGCAGCAGGAACAGCAGGCAGCACAACTTGCACAGGCCCTGCCGGGTATCACCCAGGCCGCTAAAAATGCGACTGAGGCCGCCAACGATGGCAACCCGGCGCTTGCTGACTGGTTAGGGATGAGCGGAGCAGTATAACATGGGGAAACGGTATTTCAGTAACTACGACGGGCAGGATCGGCAGAAATGGGTCCGCCTGGCGCTGGCAGACAAGGATAAAACAGCGCTGCAGGACTTACTCACGACGGAGTCCGGGCGCTGGTTCATAGCACGCCTGCTGAAGAATGAAGGATTGCATTCCAGCGGGTTTACGGGCAACAGCGGGACGTTTTATAACGAGGGCCGCAGGTCCGTCGCGGTAGATATCTATGAGAACATCAAGCGCCTGCTGGGCGTAGATGGGATAAAAAAGTTGCATGCAGCGCAGGAGGACCTCATGGAATTCGAGGAACGCGCGCTGGAACAGGCCAAAGAAAAGGAGGCAGAGAACCGTGGCTGAAGAAAACACGAACGTGGCCAACGATAGCACGAATGCGCCACAGACGTCGCAGGATAATACAGCGACGCAGCCGGCCGGCGTAGACGCACCGGAAACCATGCTGGGCGGAAATGGTACCACCGAACAGCAGCAGGCACCCGGAGCAGAGACGCAGGCACCACAAGAGCAGTATGACTTTGCTGCAACGATCCCGGAAGGCATGGACCTGGACGAGACTATTACCAAAGAGTTCAGCGACATCGCGCATGGCTTGAACCTGAACAACGAGCAGGCCAATCAGATTGCGGCGTACGGTATCAAGTATGCGCAGCAGGCAGTAGATGCTGTGAAGGCGCAGTACAATGCTGAAGTCCAGCAGTGGGGTGAGGCAGCCAAGGCGGAGATGGGCGCGGACATGGAAAAGGTGATGAGTACGGCCGGCGCCGGTATCGAAGCAGCAGAAAAGACCATACCCGGTATTCGTAAAGCCCTGAACGAAACCGGGGCGGGGAACCGTATAGAAGTGATCAGGGCGTTTGAGATGCTGGGCCAGCTTGTGATGGCAGACCCAGGGAAGTTAGCAAATGCTGGGGGAACAGCGGCGCCGACACCGGCCAAGACCTGGTACCCCAACAGTGATATGAGTTAAAACAAAGGAGAGTGAAGTCACATGGCAACCGTAGGAGCAGCAGCTCTGACTTTAAACGATTACCGTAAACGCATGGGGACCGATGGATACATCGACGTTATCATCGAGGCCCTGGCAGAATCCAACCCGATCCTGCAAGATATGACCTGGATGCAGGGTAACTTACTGACCGGCAACAAGACCACCATGCGCAGCGCGTTACCGACACCCGGTATCCGCTACATCAACCAGGGTATTACCCCGGACAAATCCAGCACCAAGCAGATCGTGGACACTGCAGTGATTTTAGAAAGCCGCAGCGAAGTTGACATGGAACTGTTAGCGCTGGCCCCGGACAAAGAAGCATTCCGTCGCAGCGAGGACCTGGGATTTGTTGAGGCTTTTGGCCAAAAAGTGGCCAACATGACCATGTACGGGAACACCGACAATGACCCGGACACCTACAACGGGCTGGACATCCGGCACCGTATCATGGGCGTCAACACCGTTACCGCACAGGGCTATACCACCATTGACGCCGGCGGAACCACTGCTTCCAGCATGACCTCCGCGTTTTTGGTAGAGTGGGGTGACCGTGCCACCACCGGCATTTATCCGCGTGAAGCAACTGCAGGCCTGGTACACAGGGACCTGGGCGAAAAGACCGTCTTGGACTCCAACAGCAAACCGTACGAAGCAATGGTATCGCTGTTCCAGTGGAAATGCGGCCTGGCAGTACGCGACTACCGTGGCGCAGGCGCAGTTCGTAATATCCTGACCTCTAACCTGACCACCGGCACAGCAGCGCAGAAACTGGGTATCGTGGGATCCATCATCAAAGCGCATGACAGAATGCGTCATCCGGAAAAATGCGTCCTGTACGTATCCACCGACCTGTACACCGGCCTCAAGATTTATCTGATGGACAAGACCAATTCCTATGTAACGCTGGATACCCTGGAGAACGGCATTCCTGTGCTGCGTATCGACGGTATGAAAGTCGTCCGCCTGGATTGCATGGTCAACAACGAGTCCCAGTTTACCTAATTGAGAGGGGGAAATAAATCATGATTTTTGATGCTGGCAACTTATTCCTTAACAAAAAAGCAGCAAGCACCTACGGTACTACTGCTGCATATTCTGACAACACCGTCGCCAACACCGGCGGCGGGAACGCTGAACAGGCACCGTGGCTGGTAGTTGTGGTGACCGGTGCAGCTACCGCAGGCGGAAACCTGACCATCACCCTGCAGACCTCTGACGCTGAAGCGTTCGGCTCCGGCGTAGTAGACCTGTATGCTGCCACCGTGGCAAGTGGATCCCAGGGTGAAGTCATCGCAGTACGCGTTCCGGTGGGAGCCAAAAAATACTTCCGCCTGAAACTGCAGGGTTCTGCTTCTATCACCGGCGACGCCAAGATCACTGCCGGCCTGGTAGCGGACGTAAACATTGAATAACACAAGGCATTAACACAGAGGCGGGCATTAGTCCGCCTCTTTTCACAAGAGAGAGGTAACACAATGAACATTACCGACATCTGCAACCTGGCACTCTCCCACATCGGGCGGGAGCAGATCGCCAGCCTTAACGAGGACACCGAGGCAGCGCGCACGTGCAAGATGCACTACGACCTGCAGAGGCAGACGTTGCTGCGGGCATACACGTGGTCCTTCGCCAGGAAATACGACAAGCTGGCGCAGATCGACACGACGACGCCGGGCTGGAAATATACCTATGCCTATCCTAACGATTGTGTGATGGCACGAAAGATCTACAACGAGGACAACACCTGGTGTATCCTGGAGAAGAACTTCCCCGGAAACATGGACCAGGTGCTGCTGAACGACAATACGAAAGCACTGGTATGCAACCACAAGGACGCATACCTTGAATATACCTACGACGTCAAGGACGCCAATTTGTTCACTGCTGATTTTGTGCAGGCCTTAAGCTATTATCTGGCCGGCGCGATCGCGGTTCCGCTGACCGGTTCAGAAGCACTGGCGCAGGCCATGCAGGCCCAGGGTGCAAGTATCCTGCAGGAAGCAAAATTTACCATGATGGGCGAACGGAACCGTGTTCCTGACTATCCCTGTAAGTATTTCCGTGCGAGGTGGTAACCATGGCAGACGGAAGAATTTACATGCTGCAACCCAGCTTCGCAGCCGGCGAGATATCCCCGGACGTGGCCTCCCGTGTGGACCTGGACAAGTATCAGTCAGCGCTGCTCCAGGCGGAGAACGTGTTTGTCCGTCCCTACGGAAGCGCATACCGGCGCCCCGGCACGGAACACATGGCAGACCTGGGTACCGGTGCTGTGCGCCTGCAGGAGTTTGCGGTAGACGCGGACACGTCATACCTGCTGGTATTCAAGGCCGGTTACATCTACGTGTACCAGGGTGCGACGCTGAAGGACACTATATCCAGCACCGGCTATACCGCGTCAGATCTGCCGAATCTGCGGTTCGCACAATCCGCGGACGTCATGTTTATCGCGTCCGGCAGGCTGCCGGTAAAGAAACTGACCCGTGTAAGCGACACGCAATGGACCCTGTCCAGGTTTGTGCCGGCTCCGGGATATTTTGACACGACCACTATGACGGACGGGGTGAGCATTACACCGAGTGCTGTACGGGGAACAGCGACGCTTACTGCGTCGTCCGCAGTATTCAGCGAAGAGCAAAAGGGTAACTTTATTATGCTGCGCCAAAGCGTACCTGCCGCAACACGGAAGTTGAGCGGGACCGGAGATACCAATGGCCTGCTGACCAGCACCACGGGCTGGAAAGTAATTTCCCATGGTACCTGGACCGGCACGTTTGATATTGAATACTGTGAAACCAACAGCAACGATGATGCAGACTGGCAGACGCTGCGCAGTTACTCAAGCAGTGACGATTTTAATGTCACCGAGTCCGGCACCTTTGACGATCAGATGTACATCAGGCTGAACGCAACCATATCCAGCGGCACGTTTGAAGCAGTTCTGACGCGCCTGCCATACACCAACGAAGGCTGGGGCAGGATCACCACATACACGAACAGCACCCATGTTGACGTGGCTGTGGGCAAGAAGTTCAGCAGCACAACGGTGGCCTCTACCGATTGGGCATTCGGTTCATGGGACGACAACTACGGATATCCGTCCTGCGTGACGTTCTTCCAGGACCGGCTTGTGTTCGCGGCCAACGACCGGCAGCCTTACATGGTGTGGATGTCCCGGACGGGCGATTACTACAATTTTGGGGTCGAACGCGTAGACGGGACGCTGACGGACGACAGCGCTGTGGCTTTATCGTTTATATCCAGGCGGGACTTCCGCATACTGCACCTGATGGCAGAGGCGGACCTTTTGATCATGACAGAAGGTAATGAGTGGATCATATCCGGTAACGAAGTGGTGACGCCCACCAGCGTGACCCCGCAGGTACAGACGAGCCGGGGCAGCGCGAACGTGGACCCGGTCATGATCGGCGGCCAGATGGTATACGTCCAGCGTCATGGCAGAACCGTCCGCGATATGCAGTACAACTACGTGACCGACAGTTACGACGGTATGGACCTGACCATACTGGCGAAACATATCACCCAGGACGCCACGATCATAGACAGTGCGTACCGGCAGGAACCCGACTATATGATGTTTTTCGTGCTGGATGATGGCACGCTGGGCTGCCTGACGTATGTTAACGAGCAGAAGGTATACGCCTGGTGCCGGTTCGTGACGGACGGGGATGTGATAGCAGTGCAGGACGTGACCACCCCGGAATATGACGACATCTATTTTGTGGTGGAACGCGACGGGACCAATTACCTGGAACGGTTGGCAGACTACCCGCACAGCACGGACCCTGACGACTACATCATGCTGGATTGTGCCGCGCAGGGGACGAACAATCCGGCTGCCGACACCATTACAGCGTCGTGGCTGGCCGGCATGACCGTGGACGTGCTGGCGGACGGGCGCCACATCCGGGACCTGGAGGCAGACAACACTGGGACGGTTACGCTGCCGGTAGAGTGCAGCAAGTACGTTATCGGGATCCCGTACACATCCACATGGGAGTTACCCAACATTGAGATACAGCTTCAGGACGGGACCATGCAGGGACGCCGGAAGAAGGTGGCCGAGGCAATCCTGCGCCTGGAATACAGCCTGGGCGGGCGTATCGGTTTGAACACTGACAAGACCGACGTGATCAAGTATGATGAACTGATGGCACAAAGCGTGACGCTGTACTCCGGTGAGAAGAACGTGACCGTACCCAACGTAACAGCGGGCGGGTTCAACGACAAGGGACGGATCGTGGTAACCAGCGACGAACCGTACCCGTTAAGCATCAGCAGTATCGTGCGGGCCATTGTGGCGGGTGGTTGAGATGGTCAAGATAAAACGTATCCGCCGGCCCAACAGGGACCTGGTGCTTGAACTGTTATCCGATATCCGCAAGCCTGACTTCAAGGAACTGTGCATGGGTCCGGCAGACCCGTTCACGTGCGTTTGGGAAAGCATCATGGACAGTAAATACTGTTATGTGGTCCGGGACGACGAGAGAAAACTGCTGGCGATTTTTGGGATTGCAAAAGGCACGATAGACGTGGCCGGGCAAAAGGCGACCCCGATCTGGTTCCTGGGGACCAATGCGGCGTACCGGCACAACCGGGCGCTGGTGTACTACGGGAAGCAGTTCTGCGCCCGGTTCATAGAGTCTGACGGACCGTTATGTAATTTTATCTGGGCCGGCAACGAACCCAGTATCAGATATATCCAGCACCTGGGCGCCACACTGTTCGATGTGGTGCCCATGGGGAGAGGCGGCGAAATGTTTGTACCGTTTATTTTAAGCGAGGTGAGACAATAATGTGCAGTTTAACACTTGCCCTGGCGGGCGTAACCACCGGCCTGCAGATGGCCGGACAGTACCAGCAGAGTCGGGCGCAGGCCTCTGCGTATAACGCGCAGGCAGAGGCGGCCCAGCGTCAGGCGGACGCGGCCTACCAGAATGCCCGGATCCAAAACCGGAAAGGCGAACAGATCGCGGAACAGTACGCGCAGCAGCAGCGGGCGCTGGATGATAAGCGCAGACTGATCGCCGGCCAGCAGGCGGCCCAGGCGGGCGCGTCGGGGTTGTCCGGAGGAACAGGCAGCGCGCTGGATATCTACAACGCAAGCATGTCGGCCTGGAACGAGGACAGTCAGAACCTGCTGGCGAACCAGCGGAATACGATTTACGACAACTACGTGGGAGAGGTAAACCTGCGGAACAAAGGTAACGAATATACCGCACAATCTGCTAACTACCGCGCCCAGGCAGACGCTGCAAAGACAGCAGGCAACTGGGCCATGGTCGGCACGTTGCTGTCCGGGGCGGCCTCCATGTACGGGATGAAAGGCGCAGGTGGAGGAAGCGGGTCCTCTGCCTCTACAGCCACAGCACAGGCACCCACCATGCCGGGATACGCGGCACAGGCCAGCGACGCGGCATTCGGCGGGCTGCCCGGGTACGCAAACAAAACAGTCCCCACCTACTGGGGAAGCATTGCGAACGCACCCACAACCTACAACCTGGGCTGGAAACCGAAACATAACTTTGATATTTACGGAGGTTACTGATGAAATTAGCGACATACAATTCTTCCGTAAGGACCACCGTTGGTGGTAACGTAGGCGTACAGGCCCCCGGGGACGGAGGCGCGGCACAGGCGCTGGCCACCATTGGGAAGATGCAGGGACAGTCCCTGGCGGGTATTGCAAACACGGTCCAGAAGGCGACCGAGGATTTCGATGCAGTCAACGTCCAGGCGGCCTCCAACGAATACACCAAGCGCCTGAACGACCTGCTGTACAACCCGGAGAACGGGTTGATGAACACCAAGATGCAGCAGGCGGAGGGGATCGCGCAGAAATTCGAGGAGGAAGAACGGAAGATCCGCAACGAGGTGGGCGGACAGTACAACTTCTTCTCACTCAAAGGCAGCCGGTTATTTCAGAACCTGACGAACAACAGCGCGGCGCAGCGTTTCACGCTGGTCCAAAAACACCAGGCGCAACAGTGGAACGCGTACAAGGATGTAGAATTTGACAACGGTTTAAAGCTTAACACCCAGATGGCAGCGGATAACTACATGGACGCGCAGATCGTAGACGACAACATCAAGGAGGCGATCACGTCCACCCGGGTGCGCCTTAACGGTCAGGGTGAAGAGGTGATCCGGGCCGCCGAGCGCAAGGTCGTCGGACAGATCGCGCAGCAGGTGATCAACCGGGCGTATGCTAATGGGGACACCGAAACTGCGGAAAGCAACATAGAACGGTACGGTGAGTACATGGACCCTGCAACGTTGACCGGTTACGCCAAGAATGTGTACGCCAACAAAATGCAAGCAATGCAGGAAGTGACTGCAAAGTCCCTGTTTGCCAGGTTTGGCGACAACGAAGAGGCCGCGTACAATTACCTGAATTCCGCAGAATTTAACGGGAACGGGAATCTGGAATCCTCTTTGAAGTGGTATACAGACGCGGAGGCGGCCGGCCGGTCCCTGGGCAAGAACCAGTGTACCGTCGGTCTTAACCATGCGCTGGAGGCCGGTGGATATAAACCCATCAACGTCTGGGCGCCCACTGCATGGCAGGAAGCAAAAGACGCCGGCAAAACATTCACAGACGCAAGCAAGCTACGCAAAGGTGATATCGTTTATTGGAATACCAGCAGCATTAAAGGGGAGGCCTCTCACGTAGGTATGTATGCCGGCGACGGTAAGGTGTGCCAAAGCGGCGATAGTGGGATCCGGACCATTCCGCTGAGTGAGTATACCGTCGTCGGATTCCAGCACCCGGAAGGACGGGCCGCCACGCCGGAAGAACGGAAGAAACTGTTTGCGGCGTATCAACAGGAAGTCAACC